TACAGTTTCTCATACTTTCTGTTGTAGCTAGCGAGAATCGTATCTCCACCACCACGGCCAGTAGATGCTGCTCTTCCTGGACCAACGATAGTATAACTATCAATGCCAGAGTTAGAAACAGTATACAGAGTTGACTCGATATCAATCTCGTCATATCCAGCAAAGTCATCTACACCACGGAAGAATACCTTGGAGTCACCACCAGTTTCAAAACCATGGTCTCTGTGGTATACCTTGACGACATTGCTATTGTTCTTAAACAGAGCAGAAGTTGCTGTGCTGTTTGCTAGAGCGTAGGTGTCAAATGCATCCGATTCAAGTTTCTCGTAACCAAGATCTTCGTTTTTGATTTGAAGTTCTGCTGTACGCGAAGTGTCAAATTCTGCTCTGTATAGAGTGAACTTGATGTCTTCAAACAGATCTTCAGTCCAGTTATCAGTGTTCTGGGACTTGAATACAGATCCGAGGAGAGGTTGAGCATTTACAACCAGACCAGATGCGATATCAGTCTCTCCTAGACGAGAAGACCAGATCTCATACTCGGTGTCGTCACACTCAATGTTAAGTGCATACTCAACACCATTCTGTAGATATACAGGATAGTCGAAATTGAATCTGGTTGGAGTCGTAGAGTCGATGCTTACGCCATCGTCAGAAGCGATACCCATTCTGACTGCTGGTTCATCCAGAATCAGTTTTGATTCGATTACAGCGCCAGTAGCACCGTTACCAGATCCTCTGATAACAACAGATGGTGCTTCTGTGTATCCTCTACCACCCAGTGCTACTTCAGCGAAGTAAACTTGACCGTTCGATACCTTGGCAGAACCAGTGGCGTTGCTACCACCAGGAAGTTGAGGACTCTCGATAGTGATTGTAGCACCCTCATATCCAGAACCTAGTGAAGTAACATCGAGTGAAGCAACTCTACCAGAGTCTTTAGCAATCTTGAGGCCAACAGTTGCATTGTTTGCATTGTTGAACTGGGTTACTGACGTGAGGGTCAGATCTTCATTAGCAAAGAATGAAGAACCGTTGTGGTTAGAAAGAACAAATGTATATACTTGCTCGTTTGTGATCTCGATCTCACCATTACTAGATGCAACAACTTCAAAGTTGTTTTTGTCGATAACTTTAGCAATAGGACCAGAAGCGAGAGATCTAGCGCCAGTTACAAACTCACCAACCTTAATGGTGATGTTACCAGAAGAGAATACCTTGAGGAATGTATCTGGATAGAGAGTAACTTGAGAACCAGGGACAATATACTTACTGGGTTTCTCACTCTCGATATTGGTCAGATAAACTCTCAAAGGAATAGTGGAACTCTTCTTGGCGAAGAACAGATCAACTCCAGTAGCAAACATACCACCCTCGTAGTTGTCTACCTTGAATGTTTGTGCCAGAGGATTAGGTCTTGCAGTGTTCTCGGTGTTGCTATCAATCAACTGAACACCTTCGTTTGCCTTGAAGACAGCAGGAGCAGTAGAGATGATAGAAACAGGATTCTCGGGAAGAACACCTGTAGCATAATACTTGACTTCAGCATAGCTATCTACACCATCGCGATCAGCATCAGAAGCACTAGAGGTGAATCTGATGTTCTTAATACCTGTTGACAGATACAGTTCTTCAGATGTCTCATCATACTGAAGGGTATTGATATCACCAGTCCAAGAAGTGTTCATTCTAGGAGCATAACCCGCTGGGATCAGAATGATACCACTAGCATTACCATACTCGTCCGTGGTTAGAGGAGAGTTGAATGTGGTCAGTGAGTTACCAGCAACACCAGTGAATCTGGAGTCTGGATTGACCCAACGATTAACATCTCTCTGATCCATGAAGACAAAGAGTTGAGTCTTGGGCTTCAGTCTCTTGAGAGTAAACTTGACTGGAATTGATCTTGCGAAGAACCTCAAAGTGTTCGCGACATTAGTGCCGTTTACAGTCTTGTAACCAACACCCTTGGCGATCTCATTGTTCTGTGGACTTACATTAGAAGAACTGCTTACACTAGCAGAATTTACAGTAGACTCTGCACCAACACTGTTGGTTTCACCGAAACTATTGATGTTGGAGAACGAGGAGTTAACACCAACCCAGTTGATTACGAAAGAGTTGTAAATGCTAGCAAATGCTGCCTTGACATCACTCTTGGCCAAGAAGATGTTGAACAGATTTGTATTGTTGTCAGTTACTAAAGGTGCAACAGTTGTGTCATACCACTGATCGATGTTGGGTAGCAGTGCTGCATCACCAACATACTGAAGAACAACAAATGGGTTTGGATTGATCGTTTTTGTAGCAAATGCATTCGATGCATAAGCTACGCTAGTATAAGGTAGTGTGATAACACCGTTAGAGTTCTGGTATCCAGAGATAGTTCTCTGGTCGTCTCTAGTGTTGACTTCCTCTAGGTTGAAACTATCTTCCTTCGTGGAAGGACGAAGCACCGACTGCTGTGGATCTACTGCACAGAGATAGTCTAGAGACTTGACGTTGCCGACTTGATGAGTCTCGAAGTTATCTACAAGGAATCCACTCTTTGTCTTGTCGATACCAAGAGTATCTTTGACCTGCATGTTGAGTGCTTGCTGCTCAAGGATACTCAACGTAGTGTAATACTCAAGACGCTCGATACGCTTCTCTAGCTTACCGATGTCCTTCATAGTATATCTGCGGTTATCAACAGGGATGCTTCTAACATCCTTGCTGCTCTTCGTGAAAGCAGGGATATACATGTAAGCCAGAGGAATACCATCTTCGATGATCTCTGGTCTGGTTGGGTTGAGTGAAGAGTTGCCAGTCTTGACTACGAAGTCACCACTCTTATTGAGGAACAGGCCGTCAATTCTATCAAGATACTGCGACTCACTGAATGACATTGTGTAAGGTAGCAGTCTGCTGGAAGATGGGGTACTGGATACGGATCCACCATCACCAATGAAACTAATGAAGTCTGCCTGTGACAGTAGTGAAGTATCCTGGAAACCAGTGATAATGGTGTTAGAATCTACTTTGGGTCTAAAGTCAATAACGTTCTTCAGTCCCAGAACACCATATACTGTGCTGTTGAATGATGGAATCTCATCTGCTACAACACCTGCTTCGTGGATGTAGGAATCAACTGTGATGAAGTCTCCTTGAGAGTGCTCGAAGTAGTCAAATGCAACAACGATCTGACCTGTTGGAGGAGCAAATCCAGGTTTCAATACGATTCTTGATACATCGTAGAAAGTTTCACGTTGACCATCGTCAAACGTAAAGTGATTCGTGATGTCAGTACCAATAACTAGGTTGCCGTTGACATCAACAGTTGGAGGTGATGATGCAGAACCTTCGTAGATATACTTAATGCGGAATGCATCAGAGTAGCTGAATGCTTCTGTGCTCTCGTCATCATAGTTAATACCTCTCAAAGGAATAACTCTATCACCTGCTGCTCTGATGATAATTCTTCTATCTCTCACAGCAGTCTTGAGTTTTGGTCTACCCTTGGAAATCTCAATGGTAGCAGTCAACTTCAGTTTGGGGAAGTTAGATACGTTGTTACCAAAATAGTTTCCAGGGAAGGTAAGTGTGATACTACCAGAAGACAGACCAGAGGTAGCATCAGTTGTGTTTAGGATGCTAACAAAGTCGTCGGAAAGATAGACAATATCTCCAGTCTCTACTCTATCGGAGTCTCCTTTGTCCAGAACAGTAACTAGGAAGTCTCTTTCATTAAACTCCACAAATCTCTGTGTACCAAAGTCTAACTGGGCCGCAAATGTGATGTTACCGCCACTACTAGAACCAGTGGTTACAAAGTCACGTCTTACATAATACTTGATCTTGGTGTCTTCAGAAGTCTTGATAAGACTGCTAACTTCTTTACTACCTGTTGGGAATACCAACGAAGATGTAGCAGCATTGTTGATGATTGGACGCAACCTTACCACAGAAGAAGAAGTTACGTTCTCTGGCAGAGCACCATTGAAGTAAATTCTAGATTTTGTTGTGCCTTGAGCATCAGTTGCATAATCGACAATAAACTTATGGATAGTTCCTGCATCATCACTAAACTGAATGGCATCACCCTGAACAAGATATCTACCAGCACTTGCACCAAAACCAGTACACTCTAGATACTTATATCCTTTAGTTCCAGAGAAACTAAATTCTGTTACAGCAGTAGAAGATGCGAAGTTAGCATCTACAGTTTCTACATCAGCAGTGAATGTATTTCCAGAACCATATACAGAGTATACAGACTTAACATTCTGTGCAGAATAGTTCAGAACTGTATTCTTGAACAATACGGGGATAACGTTGGCCTTGATGGTGTAATTACCACTAAACTCGATAATAGGAGGAGCAACATACTCTAGAGAAACAACATCTCTGTTAACAATCTCCACTTTATACAGAGTGCCGCCAGTAACACCAACATCAATATCAGTGGACTGATAAGAACTTACAAAGATGTCCGAGGGCTCATATTGAATACCATCAATAGAAATCTTTGCGGTGGTATCGTATCCAGTTCCTTGTCTTGCTACAACAAAGTGAGAGATAGTATTCTCTCTAGCAATCCTCAATACACCACCTTCTTCACTGGTGATAGTTTCACCAGATACAAAGTTACCTGCTAGAGTTCTGACATACAAACTACGACCAGAAGAAAGGAATCCGTTGGTATTACCTTCGATGACACCATAAGCACCACTTTGAGATCCTACAATGTACTTACCAGGGG